GCAGGAAAACCCTGTGCCAAACAACCAGGACAAACAACAAAACCCAAGTGCGGTTCTTCAAAGATGAAGAGAAATTTGGATAAGGGTGAGGAAGAGGCAGCATTCCGCCGTAAGCAGAAAGAAGATCCAAATCCCAATCGCAAAGGTAAGGCAATTAACGTGAAAACAGAAGCAACTATCAACGAAAGAGGTGATTACTGGCATCCCGATCCTGATCAGGATCGTAAACTGGGTGGTCCTGGTGCTAATCAGCGTGCTCGTGAGGATCGTGCTGCATCTAAACCTGCTGCTAAGAAAGAAGATCCTAAGAAACTGCGTAAGGGTGAGTCCTACATGGACTATGCCAAGCGTCAAGGTAAAAAATCTGCACCCGTATCTAAACCCAAAGAGCGTAAGCGTGACAAGATTGGTAAAGCATTAGGTCGTGCTATTGATAGGATTGGTGGTATCAAGAAAGAAGAGGTTGAAGTTCAAGAGGGTATGGGCGATGTCGCTATCAAGGCAATTCGTGCTACACAAGGTAAAGAACCTAAATATTTAAGCAAGCGTTCTGAAATGATTCGCCGTATCAAAATGAAACAACTCAATACGTATCTGAAAAAAAGAGACGATAAGAAAAATGAGCGTGTTACCAATGTAGGTGTTGGCGAAGAAGTTCAAATGGAAGGTAAGAAAGACGCTTGTTATCACAAGGTAAAATCTCGTTATTCTGTTTGGCCAAGTGCATATGCCAGCGGGGCATTGGTCAAATGCCGAAAAGTAGGTGCAAAGAATTGGGGAAATAAATCCAAAAAAGAAGAATTTGAAGGCAACCTTTCATTCCAAGACTTCCAAGAGAAGGCAATGAAGTGTTGGAAAGGTTACGAGAAGAAAGGAACTCAAAAACTATTCGGCAAAACATACAACCGCTGCGTCAAAAAGGAAGAGACGCAAAATGAATCTGCAGCCTGGACAAGGAAAGCAGGAAAGGCAAAGTCTGGAGGACTCAATGAAAAGGGACGAAAGTCTTATGAAAGAGAAAATCCTGGATCTGACCTTAAAGCACCTTCAAAAAAGGTTGGAAATCCCAGACGGGCATCCTTCTGCGCTAGAATGAAGGGAATGAAAAAGAAATTAACATCTTCAAAAACCGCTAGGGATCCCGATTCTAGGATCAATAAGTCCTTGAGAGCATGGAATTGCTGATCACTTGACAAAGTGCATCAATGTGTTACAATAAATAGGTAAAACCATACTATAAGGATACTGCATTTTATGACTGATCCAAAAGAAGTCTCCTCTTTTTCCATGGAAAGGAAAGAGTGCGAGAAGTGTGGGGCCGTTTGGTTGAACGGTCAGCATATGTGGACAGGAACTGGTCAGAAAGGTAACGAAATAGATCTGGCGGGACTTGTTTGCAACAATATTTCAAAAGAAGATCCAGATTACAATAAATGTATAAACGCTAGTCGTGGACAGATAGGTGGACAGACTTGGGACTATCGAAGAGGGTATGTAGATGGTCAATTAGATGCCATGATACCAAAGTCACAAAATCCTGACAATTCAATTTGAACCTTAAACTTCATTGAGTAAATAGCATTAGTTGCTAAAACTTAATGAAGTTTTTTATTGCCGTTTTTGCTTCGTTGTTTCTTGCCCTCCCTGCATGGGCAGTAGATGTTCAAATGGGATCAAATGGTAATCTTGTGTTTGATCCTGCAGAGGTTACTATCTCTGCTGGCGAGTCGGTGCATTTTGTTAATAATATGCTCCCTCCTCATAACGTCATTGTTGAAGATCGTCCTGACTTAGGTCACGAAGCCCTTGCAATGTTACCTGGTGAAGAGTTTGATGTTGCATTCCCAGAAGCAGGTGACTATACTTATTGGTGTGGTCCCCATAAAGGTGCAGGAATGATCGGTACAGTTCACGTCGAATGAATTCAGACCAAAGAAGAGAGTTTTACAAATCTCTTAGAGAAAGAATAAAACAACTCAGAATGGAACATTTATTTGAAGAACCTTGCCCCCTTTATGAACCAGAGTGGGAAGAAGACCACTATTGGGACTGTCGTTTAACTTACGATCACGATGAAGAAATTTAACGAGATTATTTTAAACATCACAGTTGCTATACTCGACTTTTTATATCGGGGTCGGGATTATCAAAGATTCTGGGTGCTTGAGGAAATTGCTCGGGCACCCTATTTTGCGTTTTTAAGTGTATTACACTTTCGTGAAAGTATGGGACTTCGCGGTCCCGAGCATCTATATTTGATGAAACAGCACTTCGAGCAGTCAGTCAATGAAACAGAGCATCTGGAGTATATGGAAAGCAGGGGTGGCAATACTTATTTTATCGATCGTTTTGTTGCCAAGCATCTCGTCCTTATCTACTATTGGACTAACGTGGTTTATTATTGGGTATCTCCTCGCAATGCTTACCATCTCTCTTACGAAGTAGAGATCCATGCAGCAGAAACTTATGCCAAGTTTCTTGCTTTCAATGGACATGACGACAAGATCCTTGAGATTTTGAATGATGAACTACACCATTCAAAAGAATTACATGATGCAATGGAGTTGATTAATGTTTAAAGACTGGGGCAAAGGAGTTGAACCTCCTGATCATATAACTAGAGAAGAATGTCAGGAAATGATTGATGATGCTATACGCAAACACAATCGCAACGCTGGCATCATCAGCATGTTCGTTGGGTTCTTTATTTTAGGACTTTTCTCTGAAGGGCTTCTTAGATTGATTGGAGCGATACCACCACTCTTCCCATGGCTCAAGATAACATTATAGAATGGGTAGGAGTAGTTACACTTTTTTTGTTTGGAATTACTATAATATGTCAAGGACATTTTATCTTTCATCAGAAACATGGCTACTCCCGAAAAGAAACAGAAGACCCAGAAGCAAGAGACCGAGTTAGACGCCAAGTCGAAGCGGCAATTAGAGATCGAAAAGATGATTCATCCTCACGATGATGAACCCGATCCTACAGCATACATGGGTAACTATAACTTCCCCCAGATGTTATTCGCTTTCTGTTTAGGATTTGCGACAATGTTTGTCTTAGCAGTCGATGAGATAAACGATTTTAAGGGATGTCCACTCCCAGAATATTTTCAAAAAGAGGTAAAAGGATGAAAGTTGGAATGATCGGATTAGGACGGATGGGCGAAGGAATGTCCCGTCGTCTTATCAAAGCAGGACATGAAGTACATGGTTACAGAAACAATTATGAAAAAGCTTGCGAACAATTTGAAAAGGGTTATATCAGTGGATGTACCACTTCTTTGGAAAACCTTGTTCAAGTAGTACATCAGGGATCAGAGATGACTGGCAAAGTGCCAGGAGTATTCATGATGGTTGTTCCAGCAGAAACAGTAGAGGATACACTTAATGAGTTACTACAGTTTTGTGGTGAGGGAGATATTATTATTGATCACGGCAATAGTAATTTTAAGGATTCTCGCAGACGAGCAGAAAGGCTTGCTAAACTTGGCATGTCGTATATTGACTGTGGCACTAGTGGTGGTGTTTACGGTTTGGAGCGTGGATACTGTCTTATGGTTGGTGGTGCAAATTTTGCAGTATCCGCCTGCGCTCCAATCTTTAGGGCACTTGCACCAGGTATCGGAAGTGCTCCCAGGACTAACCCTTTAGATTATTACGAAACAAGTGCTGAGCATGGTTGGTTGCACTGTGGACCACCAGGAGCAGGTCACTTTGTAAAGATGGTCCATAATGGAGTTGAGTATGGAATCATGCAAGCATACGCAGAAGGATTTAATATCCTGCATGAAGCTAATGCTGGGGCAAAATACGTTAAGGCGGGCGATGCTGAGGTTGCTCCGATGGAGAATCCAGAAGATTATTGCTACGATATTGACTGT